TCATCCATTAAATCAGCCATATATACTGCTACTTCTTCAATAGTATTTAATGAACCTCTATCAGCATAAAGGAAGTGACCTTCATAGTCTACTACATTTCCATTCTCATCTTTTACTTCATTAAACTTTAATCCCATTTCCTTAGCATGTTCCCATGACCATTTCATCTCTGAGATTACAAAGACTGGTAGTATCCCCATCTTTTGAGCGTTAACAGCTGCTTCTAGTAAAGCTGTTGTTTTGCCGGTATCACTATGCCCTCTAAGTAGTGTAATATGTCCTGTTGGGATTCCCGGTAAGGAAGTAATATCTACAAAAGCTTTAGAAAGAGGTATCCATCCTTGCTCTTTAAACTTTACAGATGAGGAGGAATACCCTTTCTTCTTCTTAAAGTTTCCTAAGTTGAATGATTTTTGTACAGACGCTGCTGCACGTACTTGTGTTTGTTCTTTCTTTTTCGCCATGTTTATTCGTTAAATAAGTCATCAAATTTACTAACAGTGTCTTTATTCCCAGTTGCAGCTTTATCTAAAGTAAAGTCTGTTTTTGCAGGGGTTGTATTATCTGTACCTCCTGGTAATGCAGCAGGTTGATCTTCCTCTACTGAACCGGGGTTTAAGTAATTTTGCAATTGCTTTTTAACAAAATCGTAATCATATTGAGTAAACGATTCTACAGGGTTTGGTTGTTCTTTTAACCAAAGGTCTACTAAATCATTATTATCTGATAATGGTGTTTGTTTTGGTTTAATTCTTACCGTTGTAGTAGGGTATGGGTTACCTTGTTGTTGTTCAACAATTAAGTCCCAACCGTTAATTACGTCTGTAAAGTCACCTACATCTTCATCTTCAGCAAGAGCTAAAAGAGCTTTATAAATAGTAACTCCGAAACCCCATAACCTAACACCTTTATCTTCTTCTCCTCTTACTACTACAGGAGCAAAGACTCTAGTTTTTGGGTTAATCTTACCTGATAAAGACCAGTTGTCTTTGTCATTGGTTTTTCGTAGTTCTTTCACAAATTCTTCGATAGGATCTTGCTTACCAAAATTTGATAAGGCAATCATAGGGTACTTCCCTATTCCATAGTGAAATTTTAATTCCTTAAAAGGAAATGCAGGGTCTAGAGCAGATGGAACAATTCTAAGAGTTTGTTTACCTAGTTCAGGTTTCCAAAAAATCTTTGAATAGTCTGTCTTTTCTCTGTCCTGTCCGTTGTTGTTTAAGGCATCGAGTTTAGCCTTAATAGCATTTAAATCCATATAACATTTTATTTTTAATTATAACCTACTATTAATATACGAAAAAATAATTAACGAAGCAACTTTAAAGCTCAATAATATTAAAAAGTTTTGTGTTAATTCTTTTAAGTTCTGGTCCTTTTGTAAGTAGTATACAGTTTCTATAGTCTGACCAGTTTACTTTGAAAGAGTTATCTAACTTACCGTCGTTTAGTTGCTTTATTAATGTGTTTAAAGCATTGATAGTGTATAGTGTGTTAGTCTCTTTTTTTCTATGTACTAGTATGGTATTATCTAAGAAAGTAGATACATTACCAAAATCAACATTATATGTACAAATATATTCGTTTTGACTTTTTGAGTAAAGTACGAATATTTTATTATACACTATGCGATATTTTTCTCTTATGGATGTAAGTACGTCGTCTAATGTTTCTTCAGTAGAGAACGTACAAAACAGCTTGTTGCTCATATCTTCGTTTAAATAAACTTCATTGAGATCATAGCTCAACGAAAAATCTGTAACTGTTTGCATTTTATATAAATATTAAACTGTTTCTATAAAACTAAGTCTTTACTGAATTTAAATTTTACCGGGTAAGAATTATCCTTTTCTAGTATATTCTGTATACCAAATAAGACTTCTTTTCCGTCTTCTTTAGAAAAGTCAAAAAGCAGTGCATCATATGTGTATAACACGACTTTAGTCTTTTTATCCTGTAAATACCTTAGTACTTCTTTTAATATAAGAATATTATTTGAGGTTTCCAACGATTGCATCATATAATTCATTAATTTTGCTGGATGCATGTCTTTTAGCTTGTTTGAAAAGGCTTTACCTGATTGTGGATTCCAGACACAACCTGTTTTTTTGAAACTATCCCACATAGCATCAATATATTCCTGTATTTCTTTAAATATTTTTAAGTCTTTATGCTTTTCTGGTATTTTGCCGTATATAGCATGAAAGTTAATCTGTTTTGCTTCTTTATACTGCTCTTCTGTTATGTCATCAGTGCCGAAGTAGTGTTTTGCAAGTTGCTTATGGGCAGATTCATCTGATAAATAATAGTCAATTTGATTACAAAGTAACCTAAGGTGATAACCATCAAAATCAAACTCCACAAAGTAATCATTTTGCGGTGTGAAGGTCTTTCTATAATCTTCCGTGTGAGGAATAGCAGCGAAATTAATACTGTTATAAGCATTAGTGGGTCTAGATGTAGCATTATATAAATTATATGAAGTGTATACTGTATTTTTTTCTATATTATACCTAGGTTCTCTTGGTTTAAAGTTACTAATAAAGTCATCTCTATGTATACCTAATCCTTGTTGCTCTAGTAAGTAAAATACTGATGTAGCTGTATTATTATAAAAATCAAATCCATCGGGTATTTCTATATCGATTAACTCTTTTACTTTGTTGTATAATTCTTCGCAAGATTCATACAATTTAGATATGGGTATAAGTTGGTTTATATTATTATGTTCTCTAAATCTATTATAAAAAGGAGTAATACTTCTAGTAAACTTAGAATACTCTAATCTACTGTAGTTTGTCATTGAGTGTACCAATGAAAGATCTATTGCAGAGGGTACATTAAAATGGTAGAGCAATTCTTTCTTATTTAATGTATATAGTTTAGATGCTTTGTTTAAAAGAGTAGAGACACGTGTTTTATCTATATTTAAACCTTCACTATGTTCTATAGGAATTATGTACCCATGTTGACTATTTAACAGTCTTAGGTATACAGCAACTGTAGAAGTTAATTTTGGATGAAAGTTATAGTCTGATGAAATTACATCTACATAACATCCTAGCTTAACTAGTTTTTCTAAGTTTTCTAATTTTGATTCTTTCTCTACTATATAAAACATATATACAATATAGTAAAAAAAAATCTATTTTCAAACTATCTTTACTGAAATGTTAATAGTAGCTGCCTCCACCACCGCTGCTCGATGAACCTCCACCGCTTGAGGAACCGCCAGAAGATGGTATTGCTCCTGCATTACCCAGTGATACTGTTGATGGAGTTGCGATTGTGTTTAAATTATCTGTTTCTTGCAATGATTGCTCGTTGTTTATTGAGTACATTGGAATAAGTAGGTCGTGCGGAGTTGTTGAGTGAGTTTTACCTACCATCGCACCTTTTGTTGGATGGATGTGGTAAAATCCTATATAATCCATATTTGTTGATTTTACTTTATACCTTCCTCCTGGTGTGTATAGATTCTCTTTATTGGTTTCTTTTGAATTCCTTGCTTTAAATCTTCCTTTAGATTTAATTAACGGTACTTCCTGTAAGTTGCTTCTAACACTTTTTATAATCCTTTTTTGTTCTTTTCTAGGTAACTCTAAAAATTTATAACCTTCAATATCTGATTCTATATCTGCAAATTGACCGTAATCTGTTATATATTCTGTTACTGGTGGTATAGTTAAAGATGCTTTAAGTATATTTTCTCTATTTCTAGTAGCTGCTCCTTTGTAGAGGTAACCGCTTGAAAATATATCTTTGACGGGCTTCTCTAAAACCCACTTCACTTCTGTTCCTTTAATAAAAAGCTCTTTAGTATACCTTTCATAAGCCTGTAAATCTACCTCTCTTACTAAGTTGTTACGTGTATCAAGTAAAAAGTATCTAAGAAAATATTCTCTTTTGTAATCTTCCGGGGTTGGGTAAACTAAATCTGCTTCTATTTCAGATACTTCTCCTTCGTACTCTAAAAACCTATCGTTTTCTGCTGCTAGTTCTAATTCCGGTGTAAGTGGTATTGAGTCTTCAGATGGTGACTCTCCAGTGTACGTATTTCCGTCT